TATAGTTTATGAAGTTAGGTCTGTATGCTAGGTGGGTTGCAATCTTTAGAAAACATTCTCCGATATAATTTGATATTGGTGGTTTAACTGTTTCTTTTTTGTCATCAGTCCAATCTGCTCGCCAGTCTATCATAGCTTGTAGAAATACTTTATTATCTACGTAATGCGGTTTTGTTTTCTTTGCTTTCTTTTCAGCCATTAGAATTAAATCTCCTTATGAGTATCATTAGTCCTAATATATACCATTGAAGTATATTTGTCAATGTACTTATTATATTATCTTTTTTCAAAAAGGGAATTGACAGAAGCCTTTTACCTCTATATACTCAACTATGTTGAGGTTTAATGAATAGATTTACTTTCTACTTCAATTGAATCTAATATCTCATCGTATATTTCTTCATCAGTGTATTCATCATTAGTATATTCTTTTGCAAATGATTTAGATTTTATACTATGACTGTTCTCTTGCCAATCATCTAGCTTCTTTAAAAAATATTCGTAGTAATTAGATAAACCAACTGATGCATTTGCAGTTGTCACTATTGTAGATTTTGTAATTGTAAAATATTTTTGTTCTGTGTATGGTTCAATCCAACGACATAAATTTAAAGATTCACGTTCTCCTAATTCTGACATATGTATATCAATAGTCATCAATAATGGATTTTGTATTTCTATATCATTAGCATTATCAGAAGTTAAAGACGCAATAATGGTTTCGCTGTTCGTTAGTTTAATAACTTTATACGATGTATCGTTTTTATTAGAACTGTGCATATTAAGCTCCTAAGATTAGTAGATATTTTATTAATAAAGAACATCCAGATAAACAAATAACTGCTCCTACTAAAAATATTATATTTCTTAATGTTCTTTTCATAATTTTACCCTACTAATATCATAATCAAATTGTTCTTCGTTGTATATATTTAGTCGTTCAGTAAAATGGTTAAGAGTAAAATTCCTTCTCTCATTGTAAGATATATCATCTGCGATATCATATACTAAAACGGAATCTTTAGTTGATGATGTACGCAGACCTCTCCCGATGGACTGCAAGACTCTAATCTTTGACTTACTTGGACTTGCGAGCACGATGTTATTAATATTACGGATGTTAATACCAGTACTAAAAACACCAAATGAAGCAATAGTGGTTGATTTGGAGTGTGTCTCAACCAAGCCACGTATTTTCTCCCTTGCACTAGTATCAGTTCCACCATATACAAAATATACATTTTCTTCTTCTTTCATTCTATCATTTAATATTTTACCGTGTTTCTCTACAAGCTGAAACAGACATAGAGTATTCCCCCTAAGATGGCGTAATAGATTGACCACGAAATCAGTTCTTTTCTCGTTGGTAACAAGGTATTCAAGTTCTTCAGCATAAGTCATTTTCTCCCTAATGTTAGGATGTTTAAGTATGATACATTTAATTTTTAAATCTGCAAGAGTACTTTTATCGATAAGTTCTTTTGTGGTGACTACTTTTTCAACTGCTCCAAATAGACCCTCTAGTACTAACTGATGCGTCTGTGTACCGTCTAGCGTCCCTGTAAGACCAAATCTATACTTACATAGGTGCATCTTAGTCATAATACCAGTAAGAGACTTTGCCTTAAACATATGTGCTTCATCACCAATTACACATCCAAAATCATTAAAATAAGACTTTGGCATTTTATAGAGAGATTGCCATGTTGATATTACAACGTCTTTTGTAACTTTACGATCATGACCCTGATATACCTTTTGGCAATACGTACCAGAGCTCCAACCATAATCTTGAAAGTCTGTATACATCTGCTCTACGAGTGAAGTAGTTGGAACCAAAATTAAAGTCTTTAGACCCATCATATGATAATAACGAACCAGAGAATATATTATTAACGACTTACCAGAAGCAGTAGGAGAAACAAGAAGAGCCCTATCTCTGGCAATAGCATGTGCCACGGCATCAATCTGGTAATCACGGATTTTGAGACTTTTTCCTTGCGATTTTGGTTTGAGTGATTTGATAAATCCTCCAGCGCTCTTACGATCCACAAGTTTGTCATTTTCAACTCCTTCTTCTATTATATATGTAATTCTGTTACTATCACAAAATTTCTTAACATAAGGAAGTAACCCTACATAAATCTCACCAGAGGCTGGAGAGAATAATCGTATCTTTCCATCCCACATGCGATTACGATACATAGGCATAAACTTAAATCCAGGCACTTCAAACGTAAAGAAAGAACTAAGCTCTTCTTTTTCATGAGGTTCTAAGTTTTCTACAATTAAATTAACTTCGTTCTTTTTTGATATATGCATCACGGAGGCCCCAGTACCCAACCCACTATGGATTTTCTGATACCAGATTTTACTGGTCTTACTCTGTGCCACATATGAGAGGGAAATATTATAGTGTTGTGTTTTTTGTTATCAAACGTATCATATCGTTTCTTGTCTTCTGGATTTTTTGTTTCAATGTCAAATTCACCACCTTTAAAATTATCATTCAGAATAGTAGAGAAGGATACTTTCCTGACCAATCCGTTTGGATATGGGTTGTCATGAATATCTCTGTGCCAACCGTATTCACCACCAATACCATACTCTGAATATTGTAAAGGTTCAATATCAGTTAGCTGAATCACTGTTGTCTCATTAATAATGTTGAAGATTTCTCTACAGGTTGCAGCATCCTTAATAAAATATACTTTTGAGTTTCTTTTTACCTTACCACTTTCTTCAGTGATAACACCATCTTCTAATATATCAGGAACAGAAAAACTTTTATTGATGTTGGTATAATGAATCATATTTTCATTTTATTTCTAAATGCATCTTACACCATTCCAGCTTCAAATTTTTTCCAACCAATAGCATGACAATACATCATCCTCGTTTAAACTTCTTTTTCAATTCACTCTTCCAGAATGTCCAAGAAACTAACTTTTTCCACTCTTCTGGATCTGTCCACAGCCTTTTCTTCTCTAACCAGTATTCTGGCCAAGTCCTGTTTTTGTTTTCCTTGTTATTTCTATCTTTGTACATCTCAACTAAGAAATCGACTATAAACATTTAAAACCACCCCATTAACATTTTACCTTCTTCTGATACCATATCCATAGAAAAAGGTGGATCAAATATTAGATTCCGTTCAACAGAAGTTACACCCTCTACACTTTCGATTGCATCAGTAATGCTTTTACAGATTTGTTCTGCAAATGGACACATCATACTTGTAAGTGAATGTTCACATAATACTGAACCATCTTCTTTAACTTCTAGTTTGTAGATTAATCCTAGATCGTAAATGTTGACACTAGGCATCTCTGGGTCATACACACATTTTAGTTCAGCAATAACCTGTTCTTCTACTGACATTACACCATTCCTGCTTCAAATTTTTTCCAACCAATAGCGTGACTTACATCCCACCCACGATTATCGATAGACTTAATAACACCATCTATATATTTTATTACAATTTCTAGATAGCTTACTTTTGCACCAAGTGCTATAATATCATCATCAGAGTTTATATACATTGCAAGATCAGTTTTTAATACTTTAAAGTCAAATGGTTTAGATGCATATACTTTTGCATCTGATTTACCACCATAGTATTCCCACTTGTCTCTATATAATTTCTGATAATCACCTTTGTTCCTTACGAGCATAAGTTCATATCGTGTTTTATAGTCTAACCATTTTGCTTTGATTTCTTGATTGCGAAAGGATTCTTGATCTAGATGTTCTTGATCAGTGATGGGTAAGTCGGCAGAAGCCTGTGTTTTCAATTCGTCTAATGTCATAATATACTTTCTTAAAAAAAATGAGCAGAGTTTGATTACTCTCTTTTATTTATATTGACCCTAGTGAGTTGCAACGAGTAGTCACTAGATCATTAAGTCTAAGATTTGATATATGTTATAGCTTATCAAATCTCTGCTCGTAGTTATTTATATCAACTAATTGCTTCAATTTCATAAAGTTGATATGCAAAGGTAATTTCTGCTGTTAAATATTCAACATCTGTTGCACCTTGATTGTAAGATAGGCCAGTCATAGCAACAGGATATAAATCTTTGAAAAATACGTTTACTATTGGATTATTTTTATTAGACAAAATAGTAAGAGTAGCATCAGAGAATAATGCATTTGATGAAGTTGGTTTCTGAACATCACCAATATCTTTTGAGTATCTAGGAGGATTTGAAGGCGTATTAGATGTGTTTGTTTTGAAATCACTAAACTGTGTTCTATTTTTGGGGAAACCAATAGCGGTCATCCATTCATGAATACTTAAATAGTTTTCAAGATATTCATCAACTATAAAGGATACTGCAAGATTGTCATATGTAAGTTGATCACCCATCATTGGAATTGCTTTAAATGGTGTTGGAAATAAAACATCAGATAAAGCAATTGCTGGTATAGTTGCAGCAGTTGAAAAGAACTCTACTTTTGGTAGTTGATGTATACCAAACTTAAACTGAGTAGGACTTGCGTAATCTAGTTTATCTGGTTGTCTATCTATTACTTTAATTGTCATACTTCTATTTATAACAAAAAAAAGAGAGTGCCGAAGCACCCTCTAAGTTTATAGTCAAGTTTCTTATTATTACATAAGGTTGTTAACTTGAACACGCCTGTAGTAGGAGTTCGTGTTTGCATCAAGAGATGCATCAGAGTTAAGACCAGAAGCAGGGAAACCAGCAGAAGCGGCTCCAGCAGCTGCGAATGGGTTTGCAGCCATTCCGTAACGTGTCTTAAAACCAATTTTTGGTTGAAATGTGTTTTCACCAACTGCACGAACCATTTGTAATGGAACATATGGGCAATAGAAGAAACCAGCATCATAAGGTGAAGTACCTTTATATCCAGCAACATAGTACTGATTAGCAGCTACGTTTGCAGAATATGGATCAACATACACTTTAAATCGACCATTCATAACACCAGCAAATGTGGTGGATGTATCATCAACATTCAAGTTGTTGTTAAGAGCAGGAGTGTAATCAAGAACACCAGCCATCTGAAGTGCAGAAGCAACGTCAGCTGAACAGATGATCATGTTACCTTTACCACGACGAGTCTGTTGACCAATCGCATTAGCATCACGCTCTATTTGAAACATTAAACCTTTAAACTTCTCAACAGACCAACGACCATTTGAGTCGGTGTCTAGATCAAAGATACCAGCAGTTGTTGTGTTTACCTGAGCACCTTTAACAGCGGTGATGTAAAGTGAACGAACAACTTCACGGTTGATTTCTGCAAGAATTTCAGTTGACAACATATTTGCCAATTCTGTTTCTGCGTCTAAACCAT